ATCACTCTTGGATGAGCTTTCTCCAAATTCTGAATGATCAGTGGTTACAATATCGTAATGATCTAGCTCGTAAACAACTTTTTCTAGATATGTTTTTTCTAATATATCATCAACATCTAATGGTAATATGTATTTTCCTTTAGCCCTTCTTATTCCATCATTTCTTGCTGCAGATAAATTAGGTATATTAGAGATAACTACCTCAAAATTTCTATATGTTTGTTCCTGTATGCTCTGTAAGCATTGTGGAAGAAATCGTTCATATTCTCCCCATACTGGTATAACTATACTTACTATTGGATCTTCAACTCCAATATTTGAAAATGTAGTACTTGAAAATTGATATGAATAAATTTTTTCTCCATTCCAATTACCTCCAAGTCTATGATTTGGCATAAAAAAGTAACTTGGTAATATATCTATTTTGTACTGTGTTTTTTCGTATATATCTGTAAGATATTTATTTCCACAATCTATCCATGGTTCTCCAATATAGTCCTTAGATAATAATCCATCAATAACTTCTTTTAAAAACTTATTTCCTTTAATTGCTCCAACTATAGGAGTCAATCTTCCAGGATAATGTACCTCGTTTTCGTAGCAAGTGAATGCTTCTCTATCTATTAATTCATCAATTGGATTTACACATTTACTATCTGCTGGAAGAGCTATTCCTCCCATATCATAAACTGCTTCATATCTAACTATGTCAGCAACACCATGATATTTTCTTTCTTCCATTAACTTATTAATGTGTTTTCTATTTTTAAATGGATAGTTTTTTACTAAAAAGTTATCCCAAAGAATATATTTCCATTCTGGATGAGCATTTTTCCATGTATCCATCCATTCTGTTGGTGGTTCTTTATCTCCAACCCAAACTTGATGTATTATTTTTTCAATCATTTACCTATTGCCATTGCCCCACAAAACCTCATTCCTTCCTTTTCTGGATATCCATTAGGATTTACAAAGCAACACTTTATATTCATTACCTCACAAATAAGGTATATATTTTGAGCTACAAATCCAGCATCTAAGTATGGCATAAAATTTATTTCGTTTGGAGACTTATACGCTTGCATATTAGCATAAAACAATATTACCCTATCTGCTTTTTCTATCCATCCACGTCCTCCAACTAAGTTTTCAATTCCATCTTTAGTTTCAACCATTTCAATTGCTTTACGATTGCAAGAACTTGGTGCTAACATTCCGGATCTTAAGATGGTTTTCATCTCATCGTCACTAACGTTTTTGGTATAGATTCTTCTACTCCTTCGTTGTGACATGATCTTTAATAATCTATCTAAATCTTCGTTGTCATATTTTCCAAATTCAATATCTGCTATTTCTCCAGATAAAAGTTTTTTCTTTCTATCTTGATGTGCTAAATATCTACATTGAAAATTATCCATTTTGATGAGTTCTTAAATGAGAAGCTAAACCTATTCTGCTTTTACAAACTTTTCCACATATTGCACATATATCAGTTCCTTCTATCTCATTTACTACTTCATTTTTTATCTCATCTTTTTCTTTTTCATTAGATAATGATCCTACTGGTTCTATTTCTCTATTTTCTATAGCTACTCTTGCTGCATCGAAATCGAAGTCAACAATATCACCAACTTGATAACCCTCTCCCCATCTTCCTGCTGGTGCTGATAAAATTTTATACATAATTTATTTTAGGACTTTGTCCCAGTTTTTAGTTATTAATTTCCAATTAAATGTTTCTTTAGCCCACTCTTCTTCAACGGTTGAGTTCTTAAATGATGAAAACTTTATAGTATTAAGATATTTTCCAACATTTTCCGTATCTCCAAAAGTATTTTCTGTTTTCCATTTTTCACCAGAAGTATGTAGAACATCTCCAAAATTTACTATTTCTTTTAAAGCTGCAAAGTCTGATGTAATGCAATGGCATCCTGCTGCTTGAGCCTTTGATGCACTTATGCAGTGAATCTCATAGAATTGCGTCGGATAAAGAAATATTCCTGCTTCAAGATATTTTTTAGCTATAGCTTTATGAGAAATCATTATTCCTCCTTCAGCTCTACCTTCTTCTACAAGTTTTTGGAATCTTGCATTTTGTTTTTCATAGAAAGACATTAATTCTTTATTGTCTTTATGCCAAGCTAGAAAGTTTCCCCAACCATAATACCAAGCTAATTTCCATGGTTTTTCTGGTTGTTCTTCAATGAGTTTTTCAAAGATATCAAGTGTAGCGTCAATGTGTCTATCTGGACTAGAAGTATTAAGAACGAGATATGGATTTCTTTCAATTTTTTCATTAAAAAGTGATACATCTATTCCATTTGGAATAATTGAAAACTTTTCATCTAGTACATTTGGAAACAAATCTCTATGAGCTTTTGTTTTAACCATTATGCTGTGAAATTTCTCAACTCTATCTGGTGTTAATTCTCCTTCTGGAAGTACATCATGTAAGTCTAATAGTATCTTTTTAGCGTTTAACTTAAAGTCTACTGGCTTAGGATGTCTCCACAAAATAATGACGTCTTGTTTATCTCTAATATTGAATTCCCAATAAGGTTTATACATAACCCCATCGTATTCTTTTGCTGAATGTCCACAGTTATTATAAACTGTAACATTCCATCCAAGTTTGGATAATCCTTTAGATAGGTTTATTACTGCTTCTTCACTTCCACCAACTCCATCTTTTTCTGCTACTTCTGGATTCCATATTTTATCAGTATAAGAACAGTAGTAAACTAGATCTTTTCCAGATGTTTCAGTTTTTACAAATTTTAAGTTCTTAAATATACAGAATTTAGGATGTGATTGAAACTTGAAATTATCACATAATATCTTAAGTTTGTCAATATCTTTAACTAACTCAGCATCTTTTATGAATTGATTTACAGCTTCTTCTATTTCTTGTTCCTTATTTAAAAGCTCTTCATACTCCTTTATATTTTCATTATCTGGATAAATCTTCTTACATCTTTTAAGAACTTCTATGGCGTTTTTAAATTCTTTCATTTGAAAATAAATATTAGCCAATACCATCATTGGATTAAAATCATAATCTCTAGGATTATACACAATAATAGATCGTTCTGGAATTTGTTTCTTGAGTCCTTCTAGTATAAAGTCCCTAGCTCTTTCTAGGTGTTTTGTTTTAGAAAGAAGTTCTCCAAGCTTAAGATATGCGTCTGGATAATTAGGTCTAATTGATAGTGCTTTTAAATAGTCATCTTCTGATTGTGATATATCACCAATCCTAAGATAAGCTATAAAAATTTCCTCTTCTGAATTAGAAACTGTTACGAATTTCTTTAAATATTCAATAGCTTCTTTATCCTTACCTTCTCCTAAAAGAGCATTAGCTACTAACCATTCACCTCTTGGATCTCCTGGATGTTTTTCCATGAAAATACGAGCTATTTCAATATTTCTTTCACTAGCTTTTTCTGCACGTTTTTCATTTGTTAAGTGCATTACTTCTATTTCATCAGTAAACATACTATTCAACTCTCTAAGTGGTGAAAAATCTTCGTGTATTTCTCCAACCCACTCAACAACTCCTCTTTTTACTAAGCGAGTTTTAAGATGTTTTACTGTGCATTTTTTTTGTGAATCAAAATCATAAAGATAATTCATCACAATAGCGTCCATTCCATCTTTTTCAGATTTCGCTACTAGTGGTTTTAGTAATTCTGCACCACGAATAACATCGTCTGCATCACACCAAAATATGTAATCTCCAGTTGTTTGTTTAAATGAAAAGTTTCTTGCTTTAGAAAAATCATTTTCCCAGTTAAAGAACGATTCAACACCTCCATATTTTGATATAACTTTTGAAACCTCTTTGTTAGGTTTTTCTCCAGCCTGTGTTATGCAAATCTCATCTACATTATTAGATAAATATTTTAAACATCTGTCTAAAAGTTTAGCTTCTTCATTAGATGGTTTTACAATCATTGCTAATGATAATTTCATATTGTAATATCAAGAAATATATTTATTAATAGTCCGTGAAATCTTAGTCCATACAATGTTTTATACTCTCCGATATATTTCAATGAGGTTGATGTATGTACATACTTTCCATTCTTAGTAGGAACACGGTATTTTACAATGTTTATTTTTGGTATAAAACAAGATTTAAAACTTCTTTTATAGCAATTTAACGATAATTTCATATTAGTATGTTTGTGGTATAAGAAATTGAGGAAATCTTCTTGCTAACCATAAGTCTTCACCTTTCAGTTCTAGGAATCTTGGTTCTCCTATAGAGCCATCTAAAGAATTCCATAGTCCTTCTGAGAAACGAAATGTTCCTCTCATCTTACCATCCTTGGTTGAAGCTAATTCAGTGTTTGTTAATTTTCCTCTTTTTTCTTTTATAGAATTTAAAAGTAGTTTGTATTCTTCTTGGTGGTTCTTGATATAATTTTCTATTACATCTGTTATGAATTCTTGTCTATGCGTCATTTCTTTGTATGAGTGCTGCCTCAGCTGTCAAGATTGATGTAGCTGTGGACACCGCATTAGTTAATGCCGCTTTAATCACTTTAACAGAATCTTTTACATTATCAAGATTTCCAAGTTCTGATACACTTTTAACTCCACTATTTATCTTGATCTGTTCCATTGGAGACTGACATGCTATTTTCATTATCCTTTCTCCTTCATTCTTTGGAGTTCTAAACAAACTTTCTGCAATTAATGACAATTTGAATCCAGCTCCAGTAACAAATCCTCCATCATAAGCCGATTTAGCTGCGTTAATAGCGTCTTCTACCTTTAAAACTATCTCTTGTCTTTCTACATCTGTTGGTTTGCCAACATGGACTATCCCAATTCCTCCAGATAAAAACGAAATTCTCTTTTTAAGTAACTCCTTGTTAAATTTTGATTCTTCTTTATCTAGTTTAGTTGAGAGTTTTTCTATATAATCTTTTACATTTCCATTTCCACCAATCAATGTTGTGTTTTCTTTATCAATAACAACTTTACCAGCTCTATTCCCAAATGCTTCAAGATCTTCAATATTAGTATCTAAATTTTTAACAGCTGCTACTTTAAATGTACCTTTCATTTTAAACTGAGTAATCAATGTGAGTGCGGTTTTATCCCACTGTGGTGCTATAACTACTGCTTCCATATCTCCATTTCCAGCTAATACTTGCAATTTTTTAGCTAAATCCTCAGCTTCAAATTTTTCTTTAAATATAATCAATGGAATATCAAAGTATTGTTCACTGTCATCACTATAAAGTGCAACATTTTGTGAGCTAAATTGAATACCTTCAACTAATTCACTTTCTAACACATCCTTTTCTGTTTCTTCAATAATAATATTTGCATTTTCTCCAAGTTTTTCATGAATATATGCAATAATTTTACCAATTTTTGGATCTAAACTTGAAGTTGTTGCTATTTTTTCAATATCTTTCGATGATTTTACTTTAGTAGCATCTTTTTTAAGCTGCTCCAAAACTAAATCTAATGAATATTGAATTTGTGCTCTTAATTCTCTAGGTGCTACAAGTTGAGTATCACTAATTAGTTCATTTAGTAGAGATTGTAATATAACCAAGGTAGTGGTAGTGCCATCTCCAGCTACATTATTTGTTTTAGATGCACATTGTTTAGCCAACATAATTCCAGCTTGCTCAATTTCATCCTTAACCTCAACTGCTCTTGCTATACTTACACCATCATTTATAATATCTGTCAAGTTTCCGTTATAAATAAGAACATTACGTCCATCTTTACCCATAGATACTTTAACTACATCGCAGCATTTATCTATTCCTTCCTTAATTTTTTGTCTGGCATCATTGCCAAAAAGTATTTCTTTCATGTTGTTGTCCCAGAAGTCTGCAGGCTTAACGACTAATTAGACCTGCAAACCCCTGGGGTCGTTAATTTAACTAATACAGGGGGATTGAAAGCTATTACGCTTTCTTAAATCCAGTTGCAAAGAAGTTAGTATCTTGATTCCTTGTTTCCAAAGTCATTTTACCAACGATTGCTCGTGGATCACTATCTCCAGTTCTTGCGAGACCTGCGTCTACGTAAGGTTTCTTGAGATAAGCTACTTTAAGTTTCTCGGGGTTAATTCCAAGAATTCTTGCAGTAGCATCAGCAGCTACTTGAACGTATCGGTGTACATGTACACGTACTTTTCCAAGCCCAGTTTCAACAACATCAACAACTCTTACGATTTCTTTGATGTTCAAACCAGTATTAACAACATTTGTTTTGTTGGTAAAGCTGTCAATCTGATCACGTAGGTAAGAACCTACATAGATATCAGTTGCAACATCACCATTGGTGTTGTCATATTGATTCTTCATCAAACCAGTAAGGATTGATGCTGAGAATACAGTTCCAGATGTATGAGCTGTTGTATTAGCTGCCTTCGAGATAGACATGATAATACCACCCATACGTGGAGCTGTTCCTGAAGCGCCTGATACCAAAGAACCTCTTACCAAATCGTACTCAACTGAATTCATCCAGTTTTTCATTGCTTTGGTAGTTTGTCTTGCGAGTTCATTGTCGCCATGATAATGTTCAATTTCTTGCTGTGTTCGAGAAACCTCAAACGGATAAGCGCAAATTTGAACCAAGTTGGTCAGACGGGCTGGAGTTGTCAAAGTTTTGTTTGTGTACGCACCTGCTTCATTGGATGCCAATGAGCTAACGCTGTCCAAAGTATCAGTCAACACATTGTGAACTGTTTGGATAGCAGATGTTTTACCAAGAGTATTGTGGATAAGATCTTCCGTTGCCGTAAGAATCTCAACCATTCCCAATACATCTTCTTTGATGGATACGTCACCATAACTACGAAGAATTAAATCTTCTGCCATAATGATATTGGTCTATTTTCCCAAACCAAGCATTTCTGTTACCATAGCTTCTTGCGCTGCCGCATTACCACTTCTGGCTTGATCTATAAGACCCTTGATTTTTGAATTGTCGACCGGTTTAACTCTATTTCTAGAGCTTACTCCAATCTCTCTTTCTTTTTCCTGTTCTTCTCTACTTAGAACCAAGGGCTTCACTTTTTCCCATGCTTGAGCTAGGGACACACCAGAACCTTCAGCCAATGGCTTAATGTATTCTTCAAAGTGTGCTTTTGCCTCGGGTGATTCCATTAGAAACTCAATTTTGTCAAGTTTTTCTGTTGTCTCCCGTGACATGTCTTCCGACTTTCGTGGAGCTGGTTTCCTTGCGGAAACTGCTGGTTCTACTTTCTTCCCAACAAAAGAACTAAGGTTCTTATAATGTTTTTCGTAATCTTCAATTGTCTCGAACTTTCGTCCTGCAATTTCAGATACTTTGGTAAGAAATTCTTGAGTAGCATCAACATCCTTAGTCGCTCCTACCGAGGTTTCATCTTGCTGTTCTTTGTCCTCTTCGAGTTCAAAGTCGTCGTCAAGAATCTCATCGTCGGTGTCGGATTCTAAGGGTTTGTTTACTTCAGTCATTTTTTATTCAGAGATTTATATACTTCACTTATTCGACATTTAGCTTTCGCCATTAAGTTACTTCGTATATTCTAATTAATTATTTAAAGCGCATAGCGCTAGAAATCTATTCTAAATTACGAATTATTTCATCGTAATCTGATTCTTCCAATTCTTTCAAGTCTTCTTTCGTTACATCAAATAAGTCACTAATCCAATCTTCCAATATAAGAAGTGCTTCTTTTTTCGCAAGAAAATCCTTTTCATCTCTTGCATTACGAATATCAGAAATAAGCTTCATCCTTTCTACGAGCAATTTAATTGCTGCACGATTATCTTCATTTGATAAAAATCGTTCTATTTTATACTTCATATTTTATACAACAGGTCTTGAACCTGGAGTAGGATTAAGAATTGCTTCATTATTCCCAGGAGCTTGAATTCCTGGTATTTCTGTATTAGCCATTTGTTCTTGTCTAGCCTGTGCTGTTCCTAGGTCTTCTGGAGCTTGTATAAATCTATTTCCATCTAGTCCGAGAGAATCCATAATTTCTTTCATTACTTCATCAACATCAAGTTTAGAACCTGGGAATTGAGCCATGATACCAAGAGCTTGAGTCATTGATTGAACAATTAATGCAGGGTTAAGTTCTTCATCTCCAATAGCTATGTCAATATCGTAATCAGTATTAAATGCATTATCTGTTATTGCTAGATATCTATCACCGCCCATTGTCTTAAACTCTTCTTTCATTCTATCTATTTCTGCCTCCATTTCACCTGGCATTAGAATAAGCCCAGAATTTATTGCATCGTTAGCTTTCTGATAAACTGCATTTTTAATATATTTATCTTCTTGTAATTCAAAATCTTTTGAGTTTCCAGTTATTCGTATAATATCTCCTGGACGAATTACCTTATTTATCAGTGGAATAAGTTTCTTTTCTAACATTTCCTTAATTGAAAGTCCAACATTTTCCTGAACTAAGTTGAATCCAATCTTAGAACCACGCTCTTGAATTAGCGAGTTTGTAGCTGGAGTAGACGCTGAAATATTTGAATTATCAAATGAACCAGTTACCTTAGTAGCCCAGTCCTTTGCGAATTCTTCATCCTTATAAGAAGATGGATCTACAGAACCAGAATCGAGTCTATCAAATTCATCTCTAGCTCCTTTAAGCTTAATAACCGATGTAGAGAACAACTTACTCACCTGTTGTGGTGAAACGCCACCACGAGCCTTCCAGAGACCTGTTTGAGCAATTCTAGCTGTGTTTCTTCGTATGTTTACAGTTTCGTTAATCTGAGCTTGAAGTGAGAACAACATTTCTGCTACTCCACGTCCAGCAAGTCTATTCCAAATATCCTTAAATTTAAAAATTGTATAAGGATGATCTTTAACTTCTTTTATTAAATGGCATACTGGAACTTTATCTTTAAGACCAGATGCTACTATTAAACCATAAACATATTCTCCATCATCTGATTCTTTTCCAGTTAATAGGCATTTTTCCATCCAACCATATCGTTCATAAACATCAACCATTGGAATCTCTGAAACTATACTTCCTCTTGAGGCAATATCAAATCCACTTCTATCAATAACCTCTGAACCATAAACATCCCCTACATTTGCCCATTTTCCAATCTTTCCTTCATCTTTAAATTCTGGTAGGAATAGAACATTTCGTTCTATAATTGGTGTTTCATCTAAATTATTAGCAGATGGATCAGCAATAATATTTAAACAATCAATTACTCTTGCTTTAATTTCTCTGCCTTCTTTCCATGTTTTAACATAACAAGTCCCATCAATGGACATCATCCTAATAACGGTATTGATAAGTTTCCCAAATTTAATTCTATCAAGATAGTATTTTAAAACATATCTAAACATAGAAGCAATTCCATGAGAATCATAATTCTTAGCTTTAACTTTGATATCGTTTGTATCTATATCAATATTTTTAACAATGTCTTCAACTATCCACTCTGTTAGTGGAACAAATAGTTTCTTTCTTCCTGTAACTGGGTCTTTTTCAACATCAAAAACTCCAAAATAATTCTTTCTAGCTTTTTTAATAACGTTTTTCATCATGAAAGAGTATCTATCAGTAACACTGACTTCTCCTTCTTCCCAATTTGTAACTTCATTTTGGAGAAGTGCTATAGCCTTACTCTCCTGGTCGTTTGGTTCGTACATTTCTATATTGTTAGTTTATTCTTAAAAAAATACCATTTTCCTTTACTTGTGATATGAATATCAAAAAATATAAGACGTATCATTATATTTTTATTATAATATGAATAAATAAATAACTTAAACAAGATGTGATATATCTTATTCTTAAATGATAGTTTTTTAAAATATTCGCTCATTAGTATTCAATATTAAATTCTTCAAATTCTTCTTCTTTTGTTTGTATTTGGCTTCCTTCTGCGTAATATTTTAACATATCTGCAGCATGATTTGTCCAATCTTTCTTTTCTTTATCTTTAAATTCTCCTCTTTTCTCATCCCATTCTTTCTGATACTGAGAAATTGCATCTATAAACTGAGAACAATTGTCTTCATCTATGTACAACTGAGGAAATATCATTCTAACAGCGTTAATTCCATCTTGAAAACTCTGTCTTTCTACTATTTCTCCTCTTAATCCAAGAGAATCAGCTGTTTCTAAACGAGTTTTCCCATTAGATTCTCTTACTGCAAAATCATGTGGAAACAGATGAGCTTCGTAAACGTAAGGTTTATCAAATAAAACTCTTGCATAATGATCCATTCCTTGCCCAGAATTCTCATAATAATCTATCATTCTTCTCTCATTTCCTACGTGTTGGAAGAATCCTATAGCTGTGGAGTCATTCATTCCCCAGTCCCATGCTGTAGTCACAGTCAAAACTGGCTCATGAGGCACATTCTTTATTCTTTTCTCTTTATAAGCTCTAGCTAATTCTTCTCCATAATAAGAACCCTTTAGACTAGATTCAAAACTACATTCAAATTCTTGGTTATATTCGTCTTCTGTCATATTCTGACGTGCCTGTATTAAAAATTCCTCACTTAATATTCCTGTTTCAGATGCACCAAGCTTGACACGAAGCCAACTCTGTTCTATAATGTCTCTTTCTTCTTGCGTCTTAGCCAACCACTTCTCTTCTGGAAATCCACAATACTTGAAAAGTCTATAAAAGTCATTCTTACCCTTAGGTGTTCCAATCCATATAGCAAATCCATTGTGGTCAGCTAGAGCTGGGAGGATAATTTCCGAATAAATATTCGATGGCTGTTGGGAGTATTCGTCAAAAACAACTCCCCAGAGTCCGATTCCTCGAAGAGAGTCTGGATTATCCGCTCCGTAGAGGGTAATTCTGCTTCCATTTGGGAAATCACATCTAAGTTCTGCTTCGTTAAATTTGGTATGTGGGATGTTTTGTGCATACTTCTTTAGAATATCCCAGGCTACATTCTTAGCTTGACGATAAGTTGGCGCTATATAGGCGTATCTTTGGTCTTTTTCTTGATTCCTAAAACATTCTCTAATTAGGTGGTTTAAAGAAGCTACAGTCTTTCCACACCGTCTGTGCAGAACCAAAACTATTCTTTTCTTTAAACTGGTATGAAAGGTGGTTGCCCAATCTCTTTTCTTGTAAGGTATCTTTATATCCATTTCGTTTAACTCAATGTTATATCCATTTCAGTGTTCTGATATGCTCTCAGCGCTTCAGAATTGAGCTGTATGAGGTTTTTATGCTTAATGTGTAGTTCTTTGCCTATTGTCTTTTCTTTATACCCAAAAACTTAACTTTTTACTCCCAGTTGGACATAGGTTAGATTATAC